AACGCGGAGGAGATTGTTACCCGAGGTATCTCGTCGGGCGGCGCCGAAATCAGACATGAAATGGGTAGAGCGATAGCTCCGCATGCCGTTGAGTATGTCAAGGATTTACTCGAATCCGGCGTGAAAAAAGTAATCGTCTTTGCCTATCATAGAGATGTTATCGCTATGATTGGCGAGGCCCTATCAGGATACGGCGTGAGCACTGTCACGGGTAACACTTTACCGCAAGCGAGGCAAGACGCCGTCAGGCTCTTTCAGGAAGGCTCGAATCGCGTCTTCCTTGGGAACTATATAGCCGCTGGGACCGGGTTGAATTTGAATATATCGAGTGATGTTGTGTCAGTCGAGCCGAGCTACGTACCCGGTGAGAATGAACAAGCTTGGGATAGACCGCACAGAATAGGTCAGAAAGGGGCGGTCTTGATTCACCTCTTACTCGTTCAGGGGAGCCTGAACGCGCGTATATTGAAGATAGCCATGGAAAAACAGGAAGATATTAACAAAGTACTCAGATAAGGATTATAAAAATGCTTGAGAAATTCCTCGCAGTATTTATCACCTTCGTATTACAGTTTGAGCGTTATGTTGACATTCTTGAGAAGCAAACGGGTACATCAGCTGAACCGCGTTACGCTTTTACCCCAGAGCATGTCTGCAAATGCCACACCGAAGAGCAGACTTGCACTCTGAAGGAAGACGAGAAGGCGGAAGACCTTGACCTTAAGGCTGCTTTGGCGAAAGCCCGCGAAGAAGAGCCTTTGGTGGAGCCCGCAAAGGTTTCCGTACCGGCTGAGAACCTAGGGGAGGTAGAAGGCGGAGGAGCGGAACTATACGAAACGAAATATGGTAAGTTCAGCCGGGAGGAACTGTTTAAAAGAGTGACAGCTATCGAGGGAAAAGAAATCGCACCGAAGACGCGCACCAATACCCTAATTGCACGGTTCAACGAACTAATGGACAGGATGACTTCTGCTTCGGCAAAGCCTGAAGTCAATAGCCTTGGCGTGAAGATTGTGCGTGATTCTGAGCCTGCCGTCGGTGATGACTTTGGCGATATCCCTTCCGAGCCTGCGAAGCTTCCCCTCACGCAGGAGGATATTCTTAAGGTGCTTCGGGAATTGGCGGTTGCCAAGGGTAAAGAAGTAGCCATGAAGGTGCTTCTTAACTCCTCCGATGGCGCCCGGAAGGTATCCGATGTAAAACCCGAGCTTTACCAGGCCGTATACGACGCGGCTGTAGCGGCAAAGGGCTAACCATGGTGCACTCAAACTTAGGTGCAAGCTCAGCGTACCGTTGGATGGTGTGCCCTGGTAGTGTGAGTATGTGCGTCGGTAAGAAGGGTACTCAGAGCGTATACGCAACGGAAGGTTCGGCTGCACACGCTCTGGCAGAAAGGTGCTTGCACAGTAAGAAACCGGCTAAAACCTACTTAGGTAGGGTAATTGCACGCGTCGAAGATAACTGGCAGATCACACCGGATAATCACGCGGCACAAGAAGGTGAATTCGAAGTTACGGAAGAAATGGCGGGAGCCGTTCAGGTTTACCTCGATGTTATCGAGAAGGATCTAATCGGCTCACCCGGCGCGGAATTGGCGGTGGAGAAAGGCTTTGAACTCACTACGCTTCACCCCAGAATGTTCGGTACGAATGATGCCTGTATTGTTGAAGCATTTGGCTCGTTACGAGTCTACGACTATAAGCACGGCCAAGGCCACGCGGTTGAAGTTGAGGAAAACCCTCAATTGATGTATTACGCCTATGGTGCGATGCAAGTACACGGCGAGGATTTTGATACGGTCGAGCTGATTATTGTCCAGCCTCGAGCGCGTCACAAAGACGGACAAGTGAGGCGTTGGACAACAACAGCCGAGCATATCAAAGAATGGGCAAAAGGAACGTTGCTTGATGCAGCTCGCGCAACCGAGCAGCCCGGCGCAAAATTAGTAGCCGGTGACCATTGCGAGTTTTGTAACGCTTTGGCCACTTGTCCAGCGGTGCTCACCTTGGCACTGGAGACGACTAAAGCGGACTTTGCAAGCGAAGCATTACCCGATCCGCGCTCTCTGTCTCTATCGGATCGGGTAAGAGTGCTACAGTCAGCCGATATCTTGAGAAAATGGTTGAAGGAGGTTGAAACGTCATGTTTCTTTGACGCGGAAAAAGGTGTCGAGGTACCCGGTTACAAGCTGGTGAGGAAAAAGGGTAACAGGGTATGGACGGATGAGAAGGAAGTTATCAATAAGATGTTTGCTTATCGCACGCATATTTTTACAAAGAAGCTTCTCTCCCCAGCGGCCATGCTTACCCTGGTGAAGAACAAAGGATGGGATGTAAAGATTGAGGAGTTGATCGAGAAACCGGATAACGGTTTGACGCTTGTACCTATATCGGATAGGAGAGAAGCCGTTCAGCCATTCAGCGAATTTGATGAAATGTTTAGCTAAAGGAAAAATGATAATGAGAGAACAGAAAATGAACGGTGTAGAAGTCGATAAGCTCGATGTCTACTTCGATGAAATCAACTTTCTCTTCCAGGAAATGAAAGACGACATGGAGAGAGTGTTTAAAAACCACAATCTTTCGGCCAATGCCCGATGCCGGGCGCGGTCTATGACAATACGCAAGATGCTTAAGACCTTCCGTAAAATGAGTACAGCCGTCGAGGTAGTTGAATGATAATCATACACCCGAGACATGATTTCTTGCATTTGCCTTTAGCGAGCCAGGCCCTGGGGTTGATCGAGGCAGCCGGGAGAACTTGTTACAAGTCCGAGGATAAGATGACGGCGGACTCGGCAGCGCGCTTTGCGCGCAATGCTATTAAGTCAGGCCACCATAGCATCATCGAGCATGTTACTGTTACTGTCACTGTTCGATTCACATGTGACCGGGGTGTTTCGCACGAGCTGGTCAGACACCGGCTTGCAGCTTACAGTCAGGAGAGTACCAGATACGTCAACTATGGTCATGCTGGTGAGATAGTTGTTATTCGTCCGCCGTTTTGGCGAGAAGATTCGGAACAGTACGCTCTATGGTATGCAGCGATGGGCATAGCAGAAAACATCTACATGCGGATGATAGAAGCCGGGGTAAAGCCTGAAGAAGCCCGCTCTGTCTTACCGAATAGCTTGAAAACTGAAATCGTCATGACCGCGAATATACGCGAATGGCGGCATGTGCTGAAATTACGCACCTCACCGGCTGCACACCCTCAGATTCGAGAATTAATGTTACCGCTCCTGAAGGATCTGGCGGAATGGTGCCCACCTCTTTTTGATGATCTACTGAATAAGGAAGAATAAGACAATGGCTGAAAAACGTGAAATTATCATAACCGAAGAATTTCGACTTTCTTTTCCGGCAATATTCGAACCGCGCGGATATAAGAACTCTGAACCGAAGTACAGTATCACCATGCTCTTTCCCAAAGGCTCCCCGGCGCTTAAACCGCTCAAGGTTGCGGCTTATAAGATGCTCGTTGAAAAATTCGGCGAGAACAAAGTCAAATGGCCCGGTATATTGGGCCGGGTAGATCTGAATACATATCTCTCACCTACGGGCAAAGACGGGTGGCCATTCCGCGACGGCGACCTTTCGAACCTTGATGGCTACGCCGGGATGGTAAGCGTCAAAGCCACTTCAAAAAAAATGCCAGGAGTGGTCAATCGGGACCCCGCCAAACCGATTGTTGATCCCGACGAAGTTTACGCAGGCTGCTATTGCCGTGCAAGCCTGATCACCTACTACTATAAAAATGAGGGCGAAGGCGTGGGTTTTGGGTTGCAGAACATCCAGTTTCTCCGAGACGGTGAAGCCTTCTCGGGCCGGTCAAAAGCAGAAAACGATTTTACAACCGTGGAAGAAGATGCCATCACTGATACCGGCAACGACATGTTTTCATAATCTGGTAAACCTATGATCTAATTACGAAAAAAGGCCCTAAGGAAAAATCTTTCTTTAGGGCCTTTTTTATCGTTGACTTCCGCTTTTAGGGTAGTTAAACTCTAATCAACTAAATGATCCGACAATCCGAAAAGGAGAAAAGATGAAAAGAGCTGAATTCGAAAAAAGGGCAGAGATTGTACAGGTGGCCGCAGAAACCCTTATGCGGCACAAGGAAGAGGGTATTGAAGTTCTATCATCGATCAAGCTTACAGAGTATGACAAGCGCCTTTTATGGGTGCTTGGGACGAGGTCACCCTACGAAAGGGAGGGGAGGGTGAGCAAAGATTGGGAAGGTCGGTTGCTAGCTATTGAGGAATCTCTTCGGACCCTGATACACAGGAACGGGCGGAGCCTTCTGGATCTGCTCACCTACGAGCCTGGTTGGTTGACGAAGGCGCAGTTTCTTAACGAGGCCTGGAAGGCTAAAAAATGGCTATGAAAATAAGCATCTGTCCTGTATGTGGTGAAACCTATTGCGCCCATGAGCGGGTAGTAGAGGGGTTATGCCATGACTGTCTCCGAGCACCGGTTGTCTATCGACTGCCGATGATGCTCGGCAGGGTAGACAGCCATGGCCGGGACGAATACCCGGTGTGCCCCCAATGTTGCAGAGAATACGCGGAGAAGATGAAATGAGACGAACCGAATTTGAAAGAAGAGTGAAGATAGTTGAGGTGGCCAACACGACATTACAGCGGCACGCGACGCAAGGGAAGGAGTTCCTGAGCCGACCAGTTATGACTCAGGCAGAGTATGAGGATCTTCATCGGCTTCTCGCGCGGTACGAGGACGAATGCGTTGGTAGGGTATCAAGTCGGTGGGTGCGGAGATTGATTAACTGTGAAAGGGTTATGGCCACTGCCCGGAGTGATAGGGGTGAATCAATCCTGGAGATATTGACTGATCCGATTCGGCGGCACACTATCGAGATCCTGAACACTCGTAAACAATGCAGCTTTTGGTTAGAGAGGGTAGGGTAGGTAAATGACATTCGCGGAAAGATGGCAAGATTTCTGGCAGATCAGCAACATGCTGGTATGGCTTGGCTGTGCTATCGCTATTTGGTTGAGCATCGGCATGAGGTATCAAATCGTTAAGATGCAAAGGCAGGCCCGTAAGGGTAAGCGCGACATGAATCTCTTTCGGAAAGGGACGATTGAAAGGAAGAAAGATGTTTAAAAGTAAGCAGACTCAGTATCGTGATGGATTCGCAATGGCTTCGCGGGCACTTCTCCTGCGTAATATTTACACCGCAAAGCAATTGGATTATCTGTTATCGCTCAATAACGATCAACAGCTTGAGGTGCTCCTGCCGGGCAAGAAATACAGCGCACCCTACAAAGAAGGAGCACTCGATGCTATCGCACAGTACCGATTTGTTTTCGAAAGAATCCTTCAGGCGAAACTGATAGTAGAATTCGCGGGAAGGCACTCAGTAACGATAGCGGCGCGTGAAGAAACTGACGAAGGTGCAATTAGTTTCGGTCAGTGCGAGTGAGCGAAGAACCTTAAAGGAGAGGGACATGAGAATCAGAACAGTAGTAACCGGTGTCATGCTGACGGGGAGCCTGGTACTGAACGGCGTCTTGGTAGGGACAGTCAACCACCAGAATGAAGTTTTGGCCAAAGCGGCGGTGGTTATGCAGACCGCCTACCAGCACGCAGAGCAAGACAAGCAGACCATTCTCGCCTTGAAGGGAGATATCTTCAATCTGAACACGAAGATATCCTTCCTCAAGAGCTTGAGAGAGTTCCGATCATCGGAGCAGAAGAGTGCTGAGATAAGAGCACGGAATCGCACGGCGGAAAATAAGCCTATACCTTTCTCTGGCAAGGACAAAGACCGGGTAATCCGGGTGGACAAGGAAGGAGTACACTACTAATGTTGTGGTTTAAAAGTCGGGAGCAGAAAGAACAGGAAGCCTACAATCGAGGGTGGCGGTATGCAGCGGGAGAATTGTTGCGTAGCCCTGACGGCGGGGCACATTTAGATGCTGAAACGGTGCCTGGTAGGAAGGATCGTAGCTCGTTGGCTTTTGCTCGGGGGATGCTTGATGCTTTGACCGAGCACAAAAGGTGGATTAGATACCCAAAAAACCCAAGCGAATGTGAGGGGATATCGGCTCTATATACCGCCGAGGGTTCAGTGAGAAGATACGAGCCGGTTTCTTCCAGAAATTCGGAATCTAAGTATGGTTATGCCGATCTTGGTTAAGGCGAGGGCAAAACCTTTCTCGACAAAAACGATTTATATGTCCACGTCCCGATTCGAAGAAGAGGAAAAGCTATGAATATCAAAGAGGTAATGCGGGTTATCCAAGGAGATATCGAGGCCGCGCGGGCTTTGGCCCCTCGCCACGAAAAATATTGCATGGGATTGTTGGATGCCTACTACCGTGCACAAAGATTACTCTCGGAAGTGCTCGATGAAATGGGGGAGGAACCACCCGTCAATGATGTTACGATAGGTGTGCTGGACTGGCAGGAAGGTCAAGGCTGTTGTCTGATATGAATATCTTCTGCGATTTTGAGACAAGAAGCACGTTGGATATCCGGTTGGTCGGCACACCTGCCTATGCCGAGCATCCGTCAACAGATGTACAGTGTCTGGCGGTAGTGCGCGATGATGGCGAATACCTAGTTTGGATACCGGAGCGGTATGTGGACTGCATGATTCTCGCCCCGGAATTACGCATGACTACCGGCACGAATACGCTCTTCGTTTGGCTGGAAAAGGCCGACCAGGTTGAAGCGCATAACGCATCTTTTGAAAGAGCTATCTGGCGGAGCATCATGCACAAGCGATACAGATGGCCACTTATCCCCGAAGAAAAGTGGGCCTGTTCGGCTGCAAAAGCCGCCGCCTTTACTATACCGAGGTCTCTCGATGGTGCGGGAATGGCCATGGGACTTGACGTGCGGAAAAACCTTGAAGGTAAAAAGATCATGCTCAAAATGTGCCGCCCTTTACCAGCGAAGAAAGGCCGAGAAGGGGTGTGTTGGTGGGAAGACTCGCAGGACGTCGTAAAACTGATCCGCTATTGCCTTCAGGATGTTTTTGCGGAGATTGCGTTGAGTGATGCCCTTCCCCGATTGAGCGGGGAAGAGGACTATAATTGGCATCTGGATCAGGAGGTAAATTCACGCGGTGTGCTAGTGGACATGCAGACCGTGGATGCAATGGTCAAGATGGTAGAGGAGCATGAAGATGGCTTGAAGCGAGAAGTCGAGGACATAGCGCAGGGAAGGCTCAAGACAGTAAAGCAAGTCGAGCTGATGAAAGAAGTTTGCGGGGTAGCGGATTTGCAGAAGGCTACGGTGTCCACTGCCCTTGAGACGGAAACCGATCCGCTAAAGAAGCGGTTGCTTGAGATCAGGCAAAGTCTAGGCAAAAGCAGCGTCACAAAATACCGCGCCTTCCAGAATCGTGTGTCGTCGGATAACCGGCTGAGAGATCTGGTGATGTATCATGCGGCATCAACCGGGAGATTCGCTGGGAAAGGCGTACAGGTTCAAAACTTCCCGCGTGCTCACATGACCCCCGCCGAAACAGAGCATGCTATTAGCCTTGTCCGGGAAGGTAACAGCTTGGATCTTGAATTGATGTACGGCGATATCATGACGGTTGCACAGAAGCTTCTCCGGCCTATGTTTATCGCCCCTCCTGGTAAGGTGCTGGTATGTGCGGACTATGCATCCATCGAGGCTCATGTACTCATGTGGTTGGCGGGAGAGGAAGAAGCTTGTGAAGCATTTCGAAACGGTGCGGATCTTTACTGTGAGATTGCGTCGGTTATCTTCGGCTTCCTGGTTACTAAGTCCAACCCAACAGAGCGTTTTGTCGGAAAAACCAGCATCTTAGGGCAGGGATACGGTATGGGGGCAAGGAAGTTTCGCGACACTTGTAAAAATCAGGGAGGGGTAGATATCTCCATCAAGCTCGCCAGAAAGACCACGCGCACATACCGGAAACGGTTCGAAGGTGTCCCGCAATTGTGGTACGGCACTGAAGCGGCTGCTATCGAAACCGTTCAATCGGGCCTACCGCATTCGTGTAGTAAGTTCGCGTTCGGCATGTGGCGAGGTCACCTTAGATGCCGCCTCCCATCGGGGAGGTTATTGACCTACCCATACCCTGAGATACATAGCGAGCGAGCATGGGTTTATAAGGCTGTTGATGATGAGAACAATGTCAGTAACATCATGGTGGGAGGCAAAAACGCTGGAGAAGCCCTGAAGCAGGCGCGAAAAAATGCCGAAGCCGAAGAGCTGATAATAGTGTCGGATGGTAAGGAGACATTGAAAACCTTCTTGACATTCATGGGCGCCGACTCGAAGACCAAACGTTGGAAAAGGGAGAGGACATTCGGCGGGAGGCTGGTGGAGAACATCGACCAGGCTATCAGCCGGGATTTACTCGTCGCAGGGATAGACAGGGTACAAAAGCATGGGCATGAAGTCGTGATGCACGTACACGATGAGATTGTAGCGGAATACCCCGAGGAGATGGTCAAAGATGCTCTCAACAAGAAAGGTGTCCTTGAGTATGGGTTGGGAACCGTTAAGGAGTTTGAAGCTTTAATGTCCACCCTCCCAGAATGGGCGGAAGGATGCCCGGTTGACGCAGAAGGTTGGATAGGAAAAAGGTATAGAAAATGAACACCTACCATTGCAAGATTTGTTACGAGCCTTTTGAAAGCGAGAAAGTGCTTAACCACAATGTCCGATACTGTTCGGACTGCAAACCGAAGAAACTCCGATTCAAGAAGAAGACGAAAATTTGTCTCCGGTGTAGTCATGAGTTCAGAGCAACGTCGGAGAACTGTTTTCACCTCTGTAAAAGGTGTCGCCAGTTCGCCTGTGAAAATCCGGATTTCGAAGCTGGGAGGTATTTTATCACGGAAAGTTGGGGAGGCTATCCCGGTGCTGAATAAATCGGTCTTCGTGACCTGTAAGGACTGCGGTAAAAGCTTGGATACCGCAGAGGAGAAAGGATGGCGGAAATACCACACTAACTATGTTTGTATAGAGTGCTGGGAGGATAAGCCCGTTAAAAACGCTACCACGATTTTATGCCTAAAGTGTGGTAAACCGTTTCGCTCACGCAGTGCGAAGTTTAACCGCGTCTGCCGGTTGTGCCGGATTGAAAACGCTTCTCTACCTGATATAAGGTACAGGTTTAGCTTATGAAAACGTACAAATGTTCCCGTGAAGATTTTATTCTAGCCATCCAAGAAGCCCGGAATCTGCTTGAGGCATTAAGTCTCCTTTTTCCCAACGGCGAGGCCGTGATGTTTCGTGGGGGTCAGAAAAATGCCTATGTTCACACTGTTAATGGTGTCTATACCGTTACGGAGGCCGAGCGTGAGTAAAAAGCCCTACCGCTATACCTACCAGGGTGTTTCGATGCTCGGTGAAGTCCCAGAAGAGGAGGATTTTGATTTTCCACCGGGGGTCTGGCGGAAAATCGAACGCACCTACCAGGGTGTTTCGATGCTCGGTGAAGTCCCAGAAGAGGAGGATTTTGATTTTCCACCGGGGGTCTGGCAGAAAATCAAAAAATGCACCTGTAAGGAGCGTGGTAAACCGAAACAGCGTAGGAAGAGAAGCAAGTGTACCCGAAGAAACCACCGAGCAAAGACCCTTATCAACCATGCCCGGCAAAGGGCCGAGAAGAAAAATCTCGCGTTCGACCTCGATAAGTATGAAGAAGAGATACAGAAGCGAATCGATAAAGGTTTTTGCGAGTTGACAGGCGTAGCGCTCTGCTTGTCGGGCGGAATTGCTTTTAACACGCCGTCTCTTGATAGGATTGTACCAGACCGTGGTTATATCCTATCGAACGTCCGAATCGTGTGTCTTTGTATCAATCAGGCTTTGGGCGATTGGGGTGAATCAGTTTTACGCACCGTAATCTCGGAATGGTTAGAACGGGAGAACGAAAAATGAACACACCTTTAACCGAGGAAACCTTTAGGGCGCATGAACGTTGGTTGTGGCAATTGACTAATAGTTATGCTCACAAATTCCCCTTCCTAGACCGTGGTGATATCTACCAAGAGTTGTGTGAAGCCGCGATTATCGCGTGGGGAAAATATGATCCTGAGACGTTCGGCACCAAATTCATCACCTTCTTAACCCCAAGGTGCTGGATGAAGATAGCGAAAGCGGCTGAAGGTCAGCATTCGATTGTCCGACAAAACCAGACGGATGAACAACGCCGAGCTTTCTGGAAGGGAGAAATTACCTTTGACCGCTCTATTTCTATGCAGTCCACCTACCTCACGCCGGATATTGAGCTTGACGGAAAGGACGAATCAACATGGGAGAAGGGGAGCGAGAGATTTACACAGGCTACCGACGAAGAACTACCCGCCGATGAAGCTCTTATCCAGGACGAAGAATGCCGATTTGTCCACCACATTTTCGAAATCATGAATCTCGGGGAAAAAGATAAGTGGGTAGTCGAGAATCGTATACTGACTGACGAGCCCTGGGGCTTAAAACATTACACGGAACGATTTGGTCAGAGCATGGAGGCTGCTAGTCAGCGAGAAAAAAAGCTACGGAAGAGATTTGAGAATGAGGCTAAACGGGCTCTCGGTTTGGACTATGATACCGCATGGGTAGACTGGGAGGAACATTGTAAAGGTGGCCGCCCGTCGGGCGCTAAAAATAAATGTGAGCGCCGTCGCCCGAATGGTTATAAGAGGCTAAAGCCCCTTGTCAGGAATCAACTAAATGATTATCATTGCGGTGACGCATGCGGATCTTAAGATTAAGGGAGGCGAGAAGATTGAAGAAACCAGGACCGAAACCCGAGCAAAGCGAGGGACCAACGACAAGATACCACGACCCCGATATCCCGCGCGAGCTTTTTAACCAGGCAAAAGCGTTAGCGGCTCGAAGAGGGTGGACAATGAAACATTGGGTACGAACCGCGATAAAGGAGAAGATCGAGAGGGACTCAGAACTTCTTTGCGGTTAACAACGAGCCTGTCCGGTAATCGGGCAGGCTTTTCTCTATTCAAAGCACTTGTATTCGTTCAACCAGGCCTGGCAACATTGATGCTTACATGCTGTCACTATTTTGACCCTACCATCCGGTAAAACCCTATACTCCCATTCGCAACCGCATTTAGGGCACCTCGATGTTACCCGCATGATTTCTCCCCTCTATACCGCTACGACTTTAAAGCTCGATCCAATCAAGACACTGCTTGTATCGGTACCCGTGTTACAGGCGAATTGAGGCACCAGGTTCGTATCAGAGGAGCATACGCAACTTCCCTTAATGATAACGGTTATTTCGGTTCCCCCTCCATTCTCTCCTGCCGCTCCAGCCTTTGTTGTCTGCCGAGAAGTGAGTAAATGTAAACCCGTGCTTAACCTGATTGCTTCTATGTAGTAGATAATGTTAGAAAAGGTGCCCGTCCCCGAAATAGCGTACTTACCACCGCTTGTTGCGCTATTCGTCAGGTGAAGAACCGCTTCGAAAATATACGTCCTGCCACTGAGTAAACCGGATACCTGCAACCCGGTTATTGAGCCGAGAGTTGTATTTGTCTTGTCGTATTGTGCCGTGGTTACCTTGGCGCCGTTATCAAGCAAGAAGCCGGATGAAGCCTTGATATCGCCGGTTGTCGCAGTAATCCCGGCAGAGGTAGTCAAAGCGCCAACATCGGAAAGGCGCATATGCTCTGAACGGGTAGTTGAGCCTATAGGCGTGGTACCCCATGTGATGTAAGCGCCACGGGCGGTTGACGTTTGATTCTCAGCAGCCCACATCTCCATGCTTGCCGTGTTTGCGTAAAGCTCGTCCGCCGTGTCCGTATATTTTGCAGCGCCGATGAAGTAAGTAAGCCTTTCATCGGCAAGTTTATGTGTGGGAGCGGCAATTGTGCCGTTGGCCGAAGCAGCCACAAAACCATTATTGCTACCTATCACCACGGTCTGGATGCGCTCTCTCGCATACAGGCCACCGCGCAAGAGAGTAAGGTGCCTATCCTCAACCGCACTATCCGAGAAAGGGTCAACACCGTTCGATACAGCAACATCGGTAATGTATGAAGTGCCCGTGGTCGAAGAGAAATGGGCATATATAGGGGAATCGGTGATTGAATCGCCGGTGCCGTCGTAAAGTAATGACCAATGCCTACCATCGTCCGCTGATACCGCGTACGTTGCACCATTCCCGTAAACCGCGATTCTGACTTTATAAACGGTATCAGCCGAATACGCATAGGGCATTGATGTTTTCAGCGTACCGTTTTGATACACTTTAACATCACCGTCAAAGAAGTACAAGCAATGCGGCATGTAACTGTACCCGCCATGGGAGGCGGTGATATCCGCTGTAAAACCTACCGCTGATCTACCAAGCGAAGTGAGCTGAAGGATATCTGCGTATAGTACGAGAGAGCTTTTTCGAACGAACGGTAATATCACAGAAGCGTGATTATTATTCCCGCTCACCCCGTCACCTACGATTGTGAGATTTGTTCCGTTGTGCGAAGTATTCGCACCAGTAAGCAGCCAAGTATTCGGATCAACAACAGCCGTATCGAAAGTATCCGCAAAGAAAACATGACCGCTCGATGCGTTGGAGTTGTTAACCACTAAATCCCCTACAACACTGGTTTGGCCCTGGATGACGGGTGTTACACGAGGTAACGCTTCTTCCCTGCCATAAAGCCCTTCCCAGTTAGGCCTACCCGTTGAAGAGTAATAGACCATTCCCCCCGCAACTGATAGGTCGGTATCAGGGTCAGTTGAAAAGGGTAATACTACCTGCCCTTCGAAATATGGCGTTACCAAAGGCGCCAAACGAGGTGATGCGAAAGTGCAAGAACATAACTCCCCGCTCACCGCCGCATTTGAAGCCGTAAATTGTGCGGCTTGTCCGGCGGAGTAGCTATGGAGAATCCCTAACTCTATTACGGTTAACGGATCACCCTGTGTAACGGTACCAAATACCTCAACAGTAAAGGTAAAGCCCTCGTTTAGCAGATCAACACTTATATTCTCACCGTAAAGAGCTTCCCCCACCGTAACTCCGACACCGTATTCATTTAACCCTGCGTAAACAACTGTGCTGCCGCTAGAGGTCGGATCGATCTTAACGACGCGATTAGGTAATAGGTCTTGTCCGGCAATAAATATCATATTAGCTCCTTAAACTATTGAAAACACGATAGAACCAACCGGGAAGTGGAAGACAATCGTATCATCCACTTGCGCCCCCGAGCTTAGGGCCTTATAGGCGAGCATATTGCCCGCACCTGAGACCGTATCAATCAAGCCAAAATGTGTAATTAATCCCCAACTACCACCGCTTGCCGCTGGAAAGGTCAAATCCGTAGCGTTAGATATAGATTCGGCGGATGCGGCCGTCCAGTCGCTACCGGCTGTTGTGACTCTCGCGTAGCCAAGACCTACCGGTTCAACCATTCCCGCTCCTGAATCACCAGGATCAGCAGTGGATAGGAAGATATAAGCCGTAGGCGTGGCAAAAGCCGTCTTGCCTACTAACAATTCAAGTACTTTGTTTCCCGCATATGTACCGAAATCGGACATACTATACTCCTTATACCAGTACGTAGGTAATGATTGCGGACCAGTTTATAGTTGTTGCGGCTAAGCCCGTTATTCTCAATCTAACATCATTCGTTGAGACATTAAAATGCGCGTCTATAAGTGCATCAGTTTTTCTATCCTGCCCGGAAGAAACAGTGGTCAATGAGCCCGCCGGTATAAGTGACGTCGCTCCTGCTGTCTGATACCTTGCTCCACAACATTTCCCCATTACCGCAGCCGTTACTCCATCGGAAGTGGCGCAAACTATATCGGCGCGAATTGATATAGCCTGCCCGGAAGTTAATGTAATAGTGAATAGGGTTGATTCGGTCTCATCTGTTGTCGTCAACGACGATACGCGGATTAACCCGGTTGCGTTTGCTGCTTTAAGGTAAAGCATCTGAATGTATGAAGGCCCAAAAGGTTTTGTAGTTGTCCCTAAACCGCCCTCATTTGCCGCGCGCGGTACTATAAGTTTTGTGGCCACCGCCTAGAACTCCTTTATCGAAACAACACACGCCCATTTTGTGGTAGCGCCTGTTAAACCGTTAACTATAAGATCCACCGAACTTGTATTCGTCTGAAAAGTTGCCTTTAAATTCGTGTCGTCGGATAGATCTGAACCTACGGGTACCTGCGAAAAGATCGTTACAGTGCCATCTGTCTGACAATTAACAAAAGCCGTTCGCCTGAAAGCGGCGCCTTTTGTCCCTGTTGAATATACCGCAACTATCTGAACGTTTATACGTGTATTTGAAGGCCCGATTAATACCCTGTTAAACAGTACAGTATCAGAAGCGTCTGCCGTGGTAACGTAATAAGTGGTCATACGAGTAAGGGCCAAAGCAGCGCTTGACAGATAAACATCCGACGCAGCGATTTGAGCGAAGTATAGACTCGAACTCCCCAATCCACCCTCTAGCGCAGCTCTCGGCTCATAAGTAGCCGAAGCGGTAGTTTTTCTCTCGATATTCAAATCCGCATCAAGCTCAAATATTCCGTCCACTCCAGAAATTGCCGTGCGTGGCGTAATGTTGCTCGATATAACTTCAAACCATCCTGTTGGAGCAGCATTGTTAACCGGGATAAGTTTCGTACCGCTATCCTCAAACGCTTGCGCGGTGCTGTATATGATAGGCGCAACCGTAGTTGTCGGCGTTGTAGAGGGCGCAGTAGTACGGGAGGTGGTCATTACGGGCGCAATAGCTGTTTGTGCTGTAACTATCGGAGAGGCTGATTTAAGTATCTGTGATATAGGGGCTTCTATACCCTTGACTCGTATTGTACCGTTTGCGTAATTAGGCTCAAACTCAAGGAGGAGATAACCGGCCCAACCAAATGTTGCGTCAGTATAGGCAAAAAACGAGCCGGGAGTCATCTGTATTCCCCGCCATTTAAGCGTCAGCTCCACTTGCCTCTTCGAAGTCCTATCAAACCACAACCAGTAGTTGAGCACATCCTGCGCCGTTCCCCGGTCTCTGACGGCGGATAAGAGTAAATCGTCCGAAAGATCCCCTGAACCGTATTTACCGATAAGCATTTCGGTAAATCCCCGACCTATCGCATCGGGATTTATATAGCCGTCATCCTGGTTTGCTCTACCGAAGTTACCCTGGTAAACCCTTTTGTAGTAGGCATAGAGTAAATTCCTCACGGTTTCCGTGCCCGTGAAAGAATGTACCGGTACACTGACCATGTCCCAGTCATCGAGGCTGAACGCATTTGCAGAGGTGATAGTGTCGAGAAGGAAAACCAGCTCGTACTTCCCCGCCCATTCGTAGAACACGGAACGGCACTGTTTCGCTAGTTGTACTAAAAGCTCTTTAACCGTTGTGGCGATATCATGTGCAACAAAGGCGAATTTATATCCACCCGAAGCAGACGCCAGATATTGAGCACCGGAAGTTGCGAAGCTCGAACCAATTGTGCCGAAAGCCTCCCCGCCTCTGGCGCATAGAAGATGCTTTACTACCCAGTCAGGACGTGTAATAAGTGTCCCGGCTCCACCATAGGAGCCCGTACTGTCTTTATACCCTGTGCAATTAGCGGACACTTCAGCACCTATTACGAGGTCTGCTGTTGTCTGCCCGGCTAAAACAGATGCCTTGCTAATCGACGTATTAACTCCTGACGCCGGACCAGCAAGAACTGCTGAAGTGCCTTGATAATAGTAGTATGTGGCCCATACATCGAATACCCAACCCCCGTTTGGACCTTGCCCTATGCCTTTAGGATCACTACCACGGTAAAAGTCAACAGCTGGTTTCCAGTTTGATGTATTATGCCTGATATCTAACCGGCCCTTTACGACGCCGTTAGTTGAGTAGTACTTTTGTGTACCGTCAACGTTTATCTGAAAACCGCTTAACGAGTAGGAAGGGTCACTACTATCGTGCATAAGGGTTATGTGGAATATAATATAGCTCAATACTTCACCAGCGCCTGGAGTAGCGTCAAAGTTATTCACTCTGAAGTCTGCTCGCTGTGATAAGCCTTTTGCCGCGATATAGCATGCATTGTTTGGATCTGAAGACGGTAAAGCGAAACCAGGATTACTAACCCACGTTGTAACATTATTGCCCCAACCAGAAGCGTATAGAGGCCCTATGTTTCTAGTCAGGAGAGCGCCACTGCCTCCGCCGGGTAAGTGACCGTGACTTCCGGTCGCGGTTGAATGTGTATGTTCATCGATAACCCGTGTCATCTTTTTAACGACGGGAGGTGTGTTGAAACGGATCATTGCGCGGTTCGGAAAAGAAGGATGTTGGCTACCGGCCTGCCCGGTATACGTCGTGACTACCAGACCATCCGCCGTAACCTGATGAATATCGTCAGAAAATACTTCCGAGATAGAATTAACAGGGTGGTCAGCAAGTTCATAGTCGAAAGAGGTTATTACCTCAAAGACCGGCGTATCCTTACCGTGTTTCGTAGCTGTGCCGCTTGCTCCGCGCGATGTAACAGTAAAAACCTTTGTCGTTGTGTTGTAGGACCCTTTTATCTGTTCATTGTCGATCTGTATAGTAACCGCCGACGAAACCGGGTGTGAAGCGCTTGCACCTGTGAAATAAACACGCGCGCTACCCGAGAGCGAGAAAGACATTGCGGCTGCCGTAATATCAGCAAGTAAAAAGTCGATAGCACCCGTTCTTACGCAACGAGCCGGTACTTTTTCCAGAGTACCGTAGAGGAGGTTCGACCATTTGCCCACGTCATTAGGGTCTGCTTTCGGGTAGCGTAAAGTCGATATCTTCTGTAACCCGAGCATATTTCTATGCGTTTCGAGCTTCGATAGGCAGATCAAATCAAACGTTTCCGCCGTCACATTCTCGATGCGGTGGACAGAGAGCGAATGCAACAACACCTTAACGTCTGAAGCAAAGGTTTCACCAGGTTCAACTTGCCGAATTTCGTAGAAGTCAATCTCAGCTTGCAGAAAAGGCTGTGTGCTGTTCAGGAGGATAAGTTTAGCCAGACCAGCGTAACGCTCATTTGCCAGGGTGATCCGTACTTGCACGTTCCCGGCATTTCCATCCATCGCGGTATTTTCACCCAAGCCTTGGATATTGAGAATATAACCTGAGTAGGCTTGCTGCCCGGCTGTATAATTGTAAAAGTAGTCGCGGGTACTCAGGTAAAGGGTATCGGTTGCCAGGATAATATGTACCAGGGGTATAGGCTCGATATACCCTAATTCCGTTCTGTTCGTTTGAGTCAATGAGGTAACAGGCATTAAAGCACCTCTTGCATTGTTATCGAGCTTGATGTGTTATTATACTCAACACTACGGAAATTCGAAACGTCCTCGATCCGCTCAGCGAAATACTGACGTGCAAGATGGTCATTAAGAAAAAAGGGTTTCTGCCCATTCCATGCGGTATCCCATGCCGTAAAGGACGTTAAGCCTGAATCCGAGATTTGATTAAAAGCATAGGTTACCTGCCGCAACGAACTACCTCGAGTAAAAAAGTGCGGGGAGCCTGATATCGATTCTACACGGTTCCGTACGGTTCTCACTCCGTGACTTGAAGAGTCATAAGCCGGTTGCGTAGGGAGCACAACAAGCGTAGATAGGAATATTTCCCCGATAGAAGGGGCAGAAGGCGCGGAAACAATCTTTAGCCTCCAGTACCGTTTCGCCGCGACTGTTTCGATTTGTGCCGCTAAGATTCCCGAGCCGGATTGTGTCCATGGATTATCCATCGGAGTTGTTGCCCCGTTATCCGTCCATGAAAGTGTCGGCGTTGACCAGCTCCCTTCCACGTCATCACCTATCGTGGACCATTGTAGCGTTAGAGTTGCGCCGGATAGATTGTGACCCGGACCGAGTACAAACAGGTTAGTGGTTACCGGCGAGCCACCTTGATCCACCTTAATTTTCTGTGTGGCATTTGTACTCGATACAAACATCCTTTGTGGGATACGATCATAGATACGGTAAAGTGGGAAGCCGGTAACCGCACTAGCGCCTACCTGAGTAACTGTTGAGCTTTCTAGGATATTTGCGTAACCTATTTGTACAGTCATTTTACTTTCTCCTCGATTGCAACGCTTTACCGATACCGGATGAACCGTCCGTAATCCGTGAAGCTAAGGACCGGTCAATCTGGTCTACGAATTGATTCGCAAACTGTACAGGATTATTCAGCCCGGAAGCCTGGACATTGTAACTATTCTGCATGTAGACATTAGGCGCGAAACCTTCTCCTATATTCGCATCACCCCCGTAACCGTAATTATAATCGCCTCCTCCACCGCTACCGCCAAACCAGGCCTGGATGCTTTGCCACACGCTTAGAGCCTTCCGCCATATCTCGTTAAACTTGTTGATAATGGGTCCGGGATCGATGTCTATAACAGGGCGAATAGATTCGATCTTTTGCGCTGTTTGCTGCCATACTGAATCCACTTCCGCAAATTTCATGATAGCGGGTTCATCATTTATTTCGATAACGGGTTTTTTCTGTTCAACCCACTGAAAGAGATTTGTAACACCTTGATTCAATGCGGTATCAAGCTCTCCGGCCTTAACGACCATCGCTTCCATGACTCTCTTAGCTTCATCCAGGTTTACGCCGTATCTTTTTGCCTCTTCGGCTGTAGAGGATTGTAACAGCTTAAGCTGTTCAGCCGCGCCAACTCTAAGCTCATCGATATTACCCGAAGCGGCTTTTTTCCTTGCGTTTTCTATTGTAACGGCTTCTGTTTCGATAAGGCCGATACGTTCTTTATAGCTATTAAGCAGTTGTGAGCTTGCAGCGACTTGGCTTGCGATTTCATGGTACGCCTTACCCGACGACAATAGCTCATTGTACCGCTTTTCCTCATCTGTTACCTTTCTTTTCAATTCCTCTTGTTCGGTTAGTATCTCAGTTTCGCGTTTCATGAACTCCGAGCTTTTTAACGCGGATTCTATACCACCCTCCAGGAACCTATCCATCTCCTCTATAACGAGTCTTAACTTCTCAGTCTCCAACCCGGCCAACTCAACAGACGCTTGGTGCGCTTTCGTGGCTTGCTCTTCAAAAGCCTGGTTTGCCGCATCCGCAGCTTCTTCGAGAGCCTTTTGCTTTGCGATAGATTCATCTGTTTGACGCGTAGTCTCTTGGGTAAACTTATTCCCAGTTATTGACCCCGCACCGAACGTATAAGTTTCAGTCTCAAATTCAGGCTGAAACTCCTCTAAGGCTCTCTGCGCTTCTTCTCTGCGTTTTAAGGCGCCGTTGACTAAGTTCTCTAGATCATTACGTCTTTTGACCTGTTCCGCTATTGCTCTGGTAGCATCTAAGTCGATATTCTGGCTCGCCGTCCTACCGAGTATATTAGGAACGGTTTCTTTAAGCTGATTCATCAATACAAGCAGCTCATTGGCCCGTGTGCGGTAATCCCTGAGTTGAGCACCTGGTTCAACGGCGGGGGGTGCTAAGTCGTATTGGGCCTTTGCAACCTTTTGAATCGCGACTTCTGCTTCAGCAATCGCCCCGGCACCTTTTGAGCCGAACAGATTTGGCAAATCCCAGTTCTTAGCGATCAGGAGCCCTGCGGCCATTTGAGCTACGAATTTCGCGGATGGTTCAAGCGAATCTTGTAAACTGTTACCTATACTTCTCCAGCTACCGTCTAGGGTCTTAGCTTGCTCGGCAGCAGCTTCCGTGTAAACTTGTATCTGGCGTTGAGCTTCAGCAGCACGTTCGAGACCCTTTTGCTTTTCCGTCATCCCATCCCAGACTCTCCCTAACGCACCTCCTAGCGCAACGGTTTTCATGTAGGAATCGTCCAGGAATATTTCCAGCTTCGCAGCCTCTTTGGGCTTACCCTTTATGGCTTTATCAAGAGCGCCCATTACGTCGCCTAATTCCAGGCCTTTAGCAATGGCCACATTGGCCGCACTTTCAACGAGTGAAAAATACGTCTCACCTTCCACGCCAAAACGTTTCATGGAAGTCGAGTTTTTTATAAACACACGTTCAAAGTCCATCCCATCGAACAGATGGTTCACTTTGGCCGAAAGCTCATCAGCCTTACCGCTCATATAATCCGCGCTCTCGCCGAATTTGAGCCTCATCTTGAGAGTAATCTGTTCAACTTCACTACCAAGTTCAAGAAATTCCTTCGCAGCTCCCCCGACACCTAATACCGCAAGGGCGGTGGCCAAACCTCCTCCGCCGCCTATACGGGTTAGCAATCCATCCCAATCACCCTGTAATTGTCCGACTAAAGACTTGAAATCATGGGCGATAGTGACCATTTCCGGGGAGGCCGTATTGTTCGCCTGTACATCGATTATCAGCTTACTGGTATCAACTCCCATTAGGGTTACCTCCTCCACCGGTTTTCATTATCTGTGCCAAGATAAGGAGCTTCTTTATTATCTCTGGGCGTTCGATCTTCGAGACCGAATAAGTATCAAGCATTATACTCACGTTTTCAAGATCTATTCGACCTTGATAAAACAAAACCGGTAGAACCTGACCAAAAAACCACCACGCTTTTTGGTTATTTTCAAGTACTTCCGGTTGCGCGTTTTCGCATCCCTCGCAGGATACCTCTCTTGAGGTTTTTTTAGCTTTCTCCCTACACGTCAAACACATGGCGGGAGAATGCTTTTTAGGACCTGTTAACCATCCTGCGAGGGCTCGGAGTTTTTTATTTCTTCAGCTTCCTGCCGGATAATATCTTCCTGAATCAACCGTAACAGATCCGGCCTTTGGCCAAAAGCTTTCAGTTTCGTCGGAAGGTCGCAAGGTGCGGCTTCACCGTTCGGTAATATCACACCCTCCCATGCTGAAATTCGATACATTAATTCAACTTTACTACCTACATATAAAGACGTAGTTGAATCCACACCAAGAGCTTTAAGCTGACTTGCGGCTTCAACGAAAGTATAAAACCCTTCAGGATCAACGTGGAAAGTAAGCTCTTCTACTGTTACGGTTCTACCGGGCTTGATGGTTAACATACTAATCCTTTTAATACGTATAGGTTGCGTGGGTGTTAATTAAAGTCGCAGTCAATATCGATGCATCAGCATGATTATTGTAGTATGCTTCCCATTCCAGCTCCACCCATATCCCGAGAGGACCCTGAATAGCAGGCGACGTCTTCGCGTATTGAACCTCGTTAAATTTGAAGCTGATGCTGTGCGTGCCATTGGTACCTATAATCTCGATACTGGATTCTGTACCGTTCAGCGCCTTGTTGAGCAAGGTCAGGTTCTCGAACATGGCCTTTAATGTGCCTTTAGCATACGCTATACCTTCGGGTAAAGTTGCTAGTGCCCCGGCGTTACCTATACAGTACCCTTTATCGTCAAGGCCGTTGGTAAATTCCGTTAGGGCAACGGATTGTGCCGTAGCGATGAGTGAGCCACCTTCCTTTAGTGTTATGGCTGCCATACCAAATGGGATAACTGTAAGTGCCTCAACTGCCGGAGTGCTATCCATTGAGCTGCCAGACCACGTTGATGTAGCCGCCGTGACGCCAAACGTAACAACCGGCTCAGCATTCGCACCTTGATCCAAAGAAAGAGCCATGGTGCCGACTTTACCACCATTCAGCCGTTGGAATTGAGCAATATCAGTATACCCTTGCTCAAAAACATGGCTGTTGATGCTGGTACCTACTTTGAAAACGTGAGTATAAGGGTTTGTACCCGTAGTTACGGGGTTTCCCAATAACATTCTCAGCCAGTGCCCCATACCCAGTTCATCAAGGGGAACTACGATGGGGCCTGATAATGCAATGTTGCCTACAGTAGGCTGTACCGCGTTACGGTTAGAATTGATTGTTTTAGAGCGGATCAGGGGCGCTGTTTCCTTCACCCCGAATGAAACGAAAGGTAACGCTACTGAAGCTGAAGTCGCCGGATTGACATTATATGTAACTTCTGTTACCCCGGCCAGTAATTGCCCATTAGAACCTTTTGCCTGTGCCATTTTATCGCGCCTTCCCGTCGGGTAGCCGACGCCTTATCCCCTTGCCTGTCAGTGCTCCACCTACCCCACCGAACAGGATAGCGGTACTTGTCAGCCAGGGCGTAACTTTCGGTAAGGGCACAACGGGCACCAAAGCACCCGCTATACCTGCAATCGTAAGACAAACTGAGCCTGTATTAACCATCCAAGCTTTCATCTTATTAAGCCTTTATACCCGGCATCTAAGAGCTTGATATCTTTCAGAAGTTGTTTGACCACCTCCTGAAGCTCCGCTTGATTCACCGGGCTCGGGTCACCTTTGTATCGAAGGAGTGCGTTTTCGGCCAAATTCAAAAGCATACCCATACTAGAAGACCCGACACGATATGAAACGCAGCCTTTTGATATCGAATCTCCGCATATACCCGCTACAACTGCATCCGATAAAGGTTTAAGGTACTCTGCCGTTTGGAGCACCCTTTCCGCATTGGTGACTGCTGATTGAGTATTCAATGTCGAACACCCCAGAACACCGGAGAACAGAAGGCCGAGGAGGACGATAACCAGTATCACTCCTATTTCATTCAATCCTTCTTTGACTATTCGCCACATATTAATCTATTAGCCTCGTTGTATCCACGCCAGGAATGTGCATGTTTTGTATTATAACCAAGAGCATTTGTCCTTGGAGCTTCTGCCGTTCTTCGAGTTTGGTTAACGCACTCAGGACTTGTAACATTTCGCTCTTATGCGCTGCCTCACCCATTATCAAACCGTTTTTACAACCGCATCTTTCTGACTTACATTCGCTTCTTGGCATATACCATTTGCTCACGCCAAAGATCGTAACACATACGCCGACTACGAATGACACGATACCAATAATCTGTGCCTGGTCCATGGCTCCCCTTTCAACTATAGGTTGATGCTTCCTCCCCCTAAAATTGTCGGGATGGTAACTGTTACAGTAAGTACCGCTGTTGCAACCGGAAAAAAGGCCAGGGTCTCCACATCCAAAGTAGCCTCCTCAATGGAGAGAGAATTACTCATAGCCTTGACCTCGTCCAGAACGATATCAGCAAACTCTTCGAGAATTGCCGCGCCGCTATAATCTGTTAATGTTGGTACGTCGTCAACTTCCGTGATAGTGGGGTTAGCCTGTTCTATCTCGATGGCAATGGATAAGGAGTACCATTTTTTATCAGCCATTACCGGAATACGCTTGGAAGTCGGGAAGATAGCGAAGGTAGGAAAATCCTGATTATCAGGTGCAACGTCACCTGTTGCGCCGTAGAAAACGGAGAATAGGGTACCAGGATAGTGAGCTTCGCAGGAAGCTAGTAACGCAGCGGATACCAATAATCTTGAGGCTAAAGTAGAACCTATTGTGTCGAGAGATATAGCAGTCATTTTACCCTAGCTCCGCCATTTTTCTGAGCATTTTTGTTTTGAAGTAGTATGGTATTTCTACCTTCTTTTCCTCGTAGACAGGGCCAACAAGGGGACGGGCGGGCATTTTCAACTTTGAAAGTGAGCCTATACCCCCCACGCCTATACCGTAGAGCATCCGTCTCATTCTATCTGAGATCGTCACTTCTCTTCCCGTCGCTACCCGAGTCATCATATCCCATAAAGACTGTTTCAAAAATCCGATCCGTACCGAAGCGTTAGGCTCGTTTACTTCAGACCGAATAGCGTTTATGAGTCGAGAAAGCGGTTCTCTATCAGGTGCTTGATTTGGCTTTTCGTAAACCAATTCCCCGTTTACTCTTGTCCTACCACCGTACCTAATTCGTTGCCTACCGTACGTGTTTCTTATTTTCTTCTTACCACCACCAGCTTTGTTGATCGTGGTAGTGTAAGGGTTTAATGACGGCCAACGGAGATAACCTCCTTTGGTCGCCATTTTACCCTGAGTCTTCATTTCGTTGCGTAGCCACTTTCCGGTAGAACCGAGAGCATAAGATACGGCACGATTAGTTGATTTTGACCTAACTTCGAGGAACCTCGATGCCTCGTTTCTAACCGATACTTTAAGTGGCAACATGTTTTTACTTTCTCAGCTTTCGAGCTTCCAGTCTTGTAGCAGGCAGTGTCCAAACTCCCGAGCTTTTTGCCAGAATGACCATCTGCCCGGCTACGACTGCGCGTTTTCTAATCCGCCAGGTTACGCTATCAACCAGGATTGTATCATCCTGTTTCGGATCGGCGGAGAACTCCGTTTGTGGAACGGTGAAATACGTCGTATCACCTTTAAAGCCCCCCTCCATTTCATCGCCTACGGCTCTTGGCCCTTGGACTACAGAAACGGTAAAAGGAACCGGCGTACCAGTGGTGTATGGCGTATAGGTTACGTCCCGACCAACGTCCGTGAAGATATCGGCCACTGTTGAGTTAATATCGGCTTCAAATTCTGTCCAGCTCATGATTATGCATCCAAAGTGACTCGCAAGAAGTCTGTACCATTGCCGCGCACAATTGCCGTTTTTGTAGATGCAATCGTTACACCTGTTTGACCGGATGCTTTGAACGTGAGAGCTTGACCCGTAGTATTGTAGACCGTGTAGAACCTACCCGACGTTGGCGTGGCAAGTGCGTTCACCGCGCCGGAAGCATTTGTTGCAGAGATAACACCCTTTTTCAACTCTGCCGCGCTAAGTGTCCAATCAACAACACCAGCAGCGTAATCATGCGTCGCTTCCGTTTCAACGATATTAGCTTCCGTGATAACCGGCGCAGCCAGAGCGATGTTTGCTTCGAGCTTCGCGCTGGTCACATTAGCATCCAGAATCTTCGCAGTCGTAACGGCGTCAGTAGCTAGTTCTGCCGCCGTAACCGCCAGAGCATTTATCTTCGCTGTGGTAACAGCGTCTGTGGCAAGCTTATCGGCTGTTACGTTGGCATCTGCTATCTTCGCAGTAGTAACATTAGCATCCAGAATCTTTACAGTTGTGACTGCATCAGCGGCTAACTCTGCCGCTGTGACCGCCAAAGCTGCTATCTTTGCCGTAGTAACCGCCAAAGCCCCGATTTCGTCCGCAGTGACAGCACCGGTGTTTATCTTCGCGGTAGTAACAGCATCCGTGCCGAGTTCAGTTGCGGTAACCGCACCGGCAGCTATTTTCGCGGTAGTAACCGCCAAAGCCGCAAGCTCGGTAGTCCCAACTTCACCGGCAGCTATCTTCGCAGCCGTCACCGCATCGTTAGCAAGCATCGTCGTATCAATGATACCGGCAGTGAGCATATCGTTCACACCTGGACCAGGATACGGCACTCTGAGAACCTTGATAGTGTCAGTGAGGCTGCTACCAACAGTTTCAAGTGCGTAACCGAAAAACTTACCGGATGCTTTTTTGTTAATCTTGGGAGTATCCCCAGTGGTATAGAAGAGCTGGTCGCCGATAGCAACCGCGCTGTTACCCACCGCGTCGATACCCTTTACGGAAAGGTCGAAAACACCTCTGGTACAAATCGTGCCGGTCTCCCCGGCAGCAATCGTTACAGTGGCCACCCCGCCGATACTTCCTACCATGATCGGGTTACCAACAGTAACCCCGCCACTGATAAGAAGGTCGATAAACTGATCGTCTTGAATATAGTTGTTCATCGTATCTTTTCCTCTCTATGTTTTTAGATCGTGTGGCACGTTCTGTGCCACACTAAGACCTTATACACCCGCATTCCGAAGTAGTGCTTTCCAATCGACTGCTTTTGCACCGGCGTCAATTCTGACCTTATATTCTACGCCGTCCACTTCCCAACCCTGTTTTGTCTCAAGGTAGGGGCTCTGAACGCCATTCAGGAAGAAAACCTTTACCGTCTTACCCTTAGCACCGGCCAAATACCAGATAACAGCGGAGCTA